TGAAGAATTAGAAAAGAAAATGCAGTCTATGATGGAGGTTAAGGAAGAAGAAATCTCTGAAGGAAAGAAAGCTGAGAAAGTAAAAGCAGAACCATTACCTGGTGATGTAGCTATGAAAGCAGTAACTGACGAAGATGAAGAAGAACTTCCTAAATTGGACGGAGCACCAATTGATGAAAACGCTCCAAACAAAACTGGAATTAAAATGAATAAGAAAGGCTCTTTGGTTAATCCTCAGAATTCTTTCCTATCTAAATTATATAAATAAACAAAACAAAATCATTTAAAGATGAGAAAACAACAAAATTTCGCACAACCTGGAATCACTACAACTTACGCTGGTGAATTCGCTGGGAAGTACATTGCAGCAGCGTTGTTATCAGCAAAAACTTTAGATAACCAATACATCACAATCATGCCGAATGTGAAGTTTAAGAGTGTTATCCAAAAGATTGACGTTAATAGCATCGTGAACAACGCATCATGTGACTTCACAACTTCTGGTACAGTAGCTCTTACAGAGAGAATATTGGAGCCAAAAGAACTTCAAGTAAACCTTGAATTATGTAAGCAAGAGTTCGTAGATTCTTGGGAAGCTTTACAATTGGGCTATAGCGCATTTGATGAGATTCCAAAAGATTTCAACGATTTCTTAATCTCTTATGTTGGTGGTAAAGTAGCACAAGCTACTGAAGAATCAATTTGGAGAGGTACAACTTCAACTAACGGACAATTCGGTGGTATCTACACTGCATTATCTTCTTCAGTTGTAGCTGGTGGTACTAACGCTCCTGTAACTTCATCAGTTTCTGGTTCTATCACTTCTGCAAACGTATTAACTGCATTAAATGCATTAGTTGATGCTATTCCGCAAGAAGTTTATGGAAAAGAAGATTTGATGATTTATGTTCCAACTAACGTAGTTAAGGCTTATCAACAAGCATTAGCTGGTGGAGCACAAGGTGCAAATGGTTTCAACAACCAAATGAACGTTGGTGAAAAACCATTGAACTTTAACGGAATTGAGATGGCATTTTGTCCTGGTCTTGCTTCTTCTGCAGTAGTTGCAGCTCAGAAATCTAACTTATTCTTCGGAACAGGTTTGTTATCTGACCATAACGAAGTAAGAGTATTAGACATGGCTAACTTAGATGGTTCTCAGAATTATAGAATCATTATGAGATACACAGCTGGTACACAATATGGTATCGGTTCTGACATCGCTATTCATAAGAACTATTAATATATTGAATGAGTAATGGGAGGGTGTAATTCCCTCCCTCATTCTAATCTATTAAAAAACAAAAACAAATTAACTAAAAAAAACTAAAACTATGGCTTGTAATTTAACAGCAGGACGTAACGAACCTTGTAAAGACTCGGTAGGTGGTATAGCTTCAGTATTCTTCTTGAACTATACTGGTTCTTTAGGTTTAGTATCATCTGGTTCAAACAGTGATGCTTTACTAGAATCATTACCAGCTGGCTTAACAGTGTATCAATATGACCTTAAAGGAAATTCTAGCTATACTGAAACTGTAAACTCATCTCGTGATAATGGTACAACTTTCTTCTCTCAAGAATTAGTTCTTAACTTGAAGAAATTAACCAACGAAATGACTACACAATTGAAGTTGATGGCTTATGGTAGACCTCAAATCTTTATCCACACAATGGCAGGTGATACTCTATTGGTAGGACAAAGAGAAGGTGCAGATGTAACAGCAGGTACTATTCAGACCGGTGCAGCATTGGGTGACCTTTATGGTTATTCAGTAACCTTCACTGGACAAGAACAATTCCCAGCTCCATTCGTATCTGGTTCTACATTCGGAAACCCATTCGGTTCGATAAGCAATCCTCCAACTATCGTAGTAGGAACAAATTCTTAATCAGTATAGAAAGAAATAATTAAGAGGGTAGCACTAAGTGTTACCCTTTTTTATGCTTATCACTATAATTGTTTGTAAAATTGTTAAATTATAAACATAAAGACGAGATAATGCTTACATACTACTCATCTAGTAACAACGTATGGACATTCAGAACACAACCAACTGGAAGTTCAAACCTTAGATTATATCTACAAGATATGACAACGCTGGTTAATACATCAGCATCCCTGTCTAATTACCGATATGATGCATACGAAAGTAAGTTATCATTCACTGCTTCGCAAGTACCTACATTAGTAAGTGCAAGTGTTGGTGATGAATATAGGGCTTATATTTCAGATACAACATGCTCAATTTGGCATGGTAGTATTAATGTGTTTACTACTCAACCTTTGGATAAAACAAATTACGTTAATCAAATACCATTAGAAGATGTGTACATTAGTAACGTGACAGATAATGAATATATAATTCTAGACTAATATGAAAATAAATCAAAACTTTAGTGTAGTTAATCTTACACAACAAGACATCCCAGTTATAACAGAAGATACAAAGACAAGATACCAATGGGTGCCGGTAGGCGTTATTGGACCTGATGATTTCTTCCAAAACGTAATAGATGCATATAATAATTCAACAACCAATGCAGCTTGTATTGAGGGTATCGCTGATTTAGTATATGGTAAAGGATTATACACTAAAAACAAAGGATTTGAAGAAACTTTAGGTAAGTTAATACCGCAAGAAGAAATTAAAAGAGTAGCTTTTGATTTAAAACTATATGGTAACGCTTGTTTCCAAGTTTATTGGAACGATGACCATAGTAAGATAATCAAAATGTATCATGCTCCAGTACAAAACTTTAGAGCTGAGAAACTATACGATAAACCAAAGATTGAAAATTACTTCTATTGTATTGATTGGGCTGACCATAAAGCACAAAGAAATAAGAAAAAGATTCCAGCATTTGGTACATCAACTGAAAAGATGGAAATACTTTGGATAAAGAATTATTCACCTGGCAAATACTATTACGCATTGCCTGATTGGATTCCTGCTTTACAATTCTCATTTGCTGAAGCTGAATTATCTAACTTACATCTTAACAATATTGAGAATGGTTTCTTACCATTAGTGATGGTTAATATGAATAATGGTATTCCAGCTCCTGAAGAAAGAGATACTATTGAGGATTTAATTGAATCTAAGTTTACAGGTACTAGAAATGCTGGTAGATTTATGATTTCATTTAACGATGACCCAGAAAGAAAACCAACAATCGATATTATCTCTACTGATAATCTGCATGACAAATACAAATACGTTGCTGAATATGCGCAGGATAGAATATTAGTTGGACATAGAGTAACATCACCATTATTATTTGGTATCAGAACTGTATCTAATGGATTTAGTTCTCAATCAGAGGAAATGAAAACAGCTTACTCAATCTTACAAACAATGACGATTAATCCATTCCAAAACCTAATCATAAACTTCTTATCAGAGGCTTTAAGTGTAGGTGGATTTGAAGATACTGAATTATATTTTGAGCAATTAACTCCATTAGTAATTCTATCTGAAACTGCAGAAGAAACAGGACAAAGTATTGAAGAAGTTCAAACTGATATAAATGAGGAAGGAGAAAACCCTGCAGAGATAGAAGATAACCCATCATCAGTAGACCCTAATATAGAAACTGAAACACTTATGGATTATCAAAAATCTAATCCTAACTTTTCTAAAAACTTTGAAACATATAAAAAATAATTGATATGGCATACGCTTTATTTATAACAAGAAACGATATTATAAAAAACACTCCACTGCAAGGTTCAATAGATGCAGATAGATTGTTAAACTTTGTGAGAACTGCGCAAGACAAATACATCCTAAATCTTTTGGGTACTGTATTGTTTTACAGGCTTCAAGAAGAAATTACAAATGGTACGTTTAACCAATTGGATGTTTACTATCAGGACTTAATGAAGGAACATATCAAACCTACTTTAATATGGTACGCTGTAGTGGAATATCTTCCATTCTCTGGTGTTCAATTCAAAAGTGAAGGTGCAGTTAAGCATGAGACAGAAACAGCAAAATCAGTATCTAAAAACGAAGTAGATTACCTATTACAAAAATCTATGAGTAACGCTGATTACTACGCTACAAGAATGCAAAACTATTTGATTTCATATTCGAATCAGATACCTGAATATTTAGAATCGGTTGGTAATCAAACACAAATCTTTCCTGATATGGGCAATGCTTATTTCGGTGGAATAAATCTATAATAACTTATGGGTAACGTAGTAAATAATATTGGTACAAATTATGTACTCTATTACAATATAGTAAATTACTTCAAAACAATAATGAAGAACCATCCCTCTATTCAAAGAGTGAGCTATGGTGATGATTTTGGTTTAGATAATGATGAGTTCCCTCAATATCCGTTGGGTAACATTTTAATTACAACTGCTCGTTTTGGTGAAAAAGTAATTAAATTTCAAGTTCAATTAACTATTGCTGATAAAGCTAAAGATAAGAATAATGAAAGTATTGGAGTATATAATCAGCAAGAAGTTCCTTTCTTTGGAACTGATGATGTAGTTGATATTCATGCCAATACCTTATCTATATTAAATGATTTACTATCTTATACTGAAAAAGGTGTGAAAGCATTTGAATTTACTTCAGAACCTAATGCAGTAGCATTTAAAAATGAAATGCCAAATGGTTTGGCTGGATGGGTTTGTTCTTTTGAATTAGAAGCATTTAACCAATCAAACTATTGTGATACAGGTGTTACTTTAATCGGAAATTCTTCAGAAATTAAAGGAGTGCAAACTGATTGTTAATGAAAACATTAGAAGATGTTGCCAAAACCTACCAATCCCTAGCCAACTTATATATGATAAGTGGGAATTGGAAACCTGCTTATAAGACTGGTAATCTATATAAGACGGTACAATCTTTCAATACACCTTCTAATATGCTTACACAAAAACAAGCTTCTAGTGTAACAAGTTTAAATCTACCTCAAATATCTTTTAACGTATCACTACAATTTGCACCTCCGGGAGCAGAGTATGGTAGATGGGTAGAATGGGGTAATGGTACAGGTGTTGGTGCTGGTAATCCAAGACCATTTGCTGAAGAATCATCAAAAGACCCCCTTTTAAAGAAAACAATAGATGCGTATATTGGTGGATATGTGGAAAAAGATTTTATACCTGTAATAGAAATAGGTTTAAAAAGAGCATTCCGTAGTTTAGCTTCAGAGAGAGCAGCACGATAACCATCAAATACTTTTCGGTTTGAAAAGGTTAAATTATAAAAAGATTATAGATGTCCCTTAGTATAACTCAACTTCCAGCATCGTGTTCATTAGCACAATCACCAACTATATTCACTCTTTCGGAGAGTGGGTTGGTATATACATCTGCTTCTTTCCAATACTATTTAGACCTTTATTATTGGAATGGAACACCATCAAATTCAGGTTCTTTACCAAATTATACGTTGGTAAAATATCCAAACGCAAGTAGTGTTGGTATTTTTGATGTAAGCCGTATTTTAAATTCAACACTTACAGACCCTGCTGCAGCAAATAGTTCAAATGTAAAATATTTTAAAGGGGAAGGATATTGGAGATACCAATCAGGTTCTGTATTTGTAACAAGCTCTTATGTAGGTAGTGGTGTATATAAAGCATTAGATGGATACGCAATATTTGATGAACCAATTGGACAACAAATTACATCTAAATCTATACATTGGCCTTTAATGACTGATGGACCTGTTTCTCAATCAGTATTAGCAGAAGATTATGGAACTGGTGGTGTTTATGTAGGTACAACAGGCGGTAGTGTTCCAACTAAATTAGTTTATTCAGGTTCTTTGGGTAATGGTGTATTCAACCTTAGTGGTAGTGTATCATCATCACAACAAATTCAACAATACCCACAGGCTCCACAGGAAGCAGGCTTCCCGATTAGCACATTATCAGATTCATATTCTATTCAAGCTTACTCAGGAAGTACCGCATTAGGGACGCCTATCAATTTTGAAGTGGTATGTAAGCAGAAGTATCCTAACGTTAGAATTAAATGGAAAAATAGATACGGACAATTTGATTGGTTTGATTTCTATATGGTAAACAAGCAATCATTCTCTACAACTGTAAGAGGGTATCAACCACAATTAGGAACATGGACAGGTGCAACATTAGGATATAACCAATACGATAGTTCAAACTTAAATTATATAGTAGATTCTAAACAATCCATTTCAGTTAATACTGATTGGGTGGATGAAGACTACAACGAAATATTCAAACAATTGTTAGTTTCTGAAGAAATATATTGGGTTAAATCACAAACTGATTTAGCACCATTAACAATTGCTACTGATTCAGTAACATTTAAAACAGGTGTTGTTGATAAAGTTATTCAATACGGATTTGATTTTGATTTTGGACAAGGTTATAAACTTATATTATAATGGGAGTATTAAGTACACAAGGAATACAATTTCAATTAGTTGCAAACGATACAATCTTAGATTTATTTAAAGATGAAGACATTTTGCTATCTGATAATGTTACAGGTCTATTTGATTTGGGTATTATACCTGCCGATTTTACTAGGCAGATTACGTTGCCCGGTACCAAAAAGAACAATGCTTTCTTTGAGCATGTGTATGATATTAGTGTATTTAATCCTGATACATTTG